GTGCACCTCCTGCTCTTTTGGCAGAATACATGGGCACTGTAGTAGATGTACAAGTAGATGCTGAAGGTAAACCTGTAATGTTAAATGATAAAGCAATCATTATACTATGACAACGACAGGATCAACACATGCAGAGTTTTATCATCCAACACAAGATGATGTTTATTGTACTGTAGAAATCAAATGGTCTCATTATTATGCACCTGCAACATTAGAAGAACCAGGTGAAGATGACATCACTATCAAGAGCATGAAACTACTCACATATTGTGATGAGTATGTTAAAGATATGGAGGTGCCTGAATGGATAACATCAGATGATATTTATGAAGCAATAGACTTAGATGACTATTATGATGGAGACGATAACTAAAGCACATCCAGTATTTTATGTTTTAACTTTTGCATTCACTATAATGGTGTCTGCTATAATTAATCGAACTATGAACAATAAAGCACCAGAAATAGAATCACCACAGGTGATTAAAGCTATCGTCAATGTATTTAGATCTGTTGATGAAGAATTACAGATTGAGCATATGCGTAGTAAAAGACAATATCTTGAGAAGTATAACTTACGTGAGATCAAGACTAATAAAACCAGGACAGCGTTAGAACAATGGAACTAGTAGATTTCATACATAGAAAGAATCTCCTCACTAAACAAGAATGTGAGGAGATTATTGAAATATTCGAAGCAAATGATAAATATACATTTGATGGATATATTGGTGGAGGAATAGATACTAATGTAAAAGAATCTTCAGATTTTAATGTTGCTGAAGAAAATAATAGTACAGTTAAAAGACTGTATGGAGATAAGTTAGATGATATTGTTGATAATATGATTGTTGAGATGTATAAATATATGGATAAGTTTCCCATATTTTTAAACACTACAGTTAATATTGATGCATATAATATTCAAAGATATCTTCCAGGTCAAGGTTTTAAAGCTTGGCATTATGAATCAACAGAAAAAAAGATTAGACTATTTGTATGGATGATCTATCTAAATGATGTTGAAGATGGTGGTACAGAGTTTATGTTTCAACAACATATAGAACCAGCGCAGCAAGGTAAGTTATTATTCTTTCCTGCTGATTGGACTCACACACATCGTGGACAAGTTAGTCACACTAAAACTAAATACATTATAACAGGATGGATATCTTTAAACTCACAATAATCATGAATTCATGGAGGTATTAATTTATGATATCGAGACAATGCAGGAGTTATTTCTGATACATGTCTATGATCCAAAAGAAGATAAACATTATGATTTCCTAATTAGCCAATGGCATGATAATTTTGATGCATTTGTAAAGCTATTGCTTGACAAACCAGATTATTATTGGGTGGGTTATAATAATCTTCGTTTTGATGCTCAAGTGGTAGAATGGGTGCTGCGTAATTATAACAATTGGTATGAACATAGTGGGTTAGAAATATGTGCTAAGATTGCACAGAAGGCTCAAGATGTGATTGAAGATGCTAATTACGAACAGTTCCCAGAATATCGTGAAGAGGATTTGTCGTTCAAACAGATAGATTTGTTCAAAGTTAATCACTACGATAATAAGAATCGTATGGTTAGCCTTAAACGTCTTGAGTTTGAGATGGATCTTGAGAACATCGAGGAGATGCCTATACATCACACAAAACGTGACATGACTCAAGAAGAGATAGATGTTACAATGAAATATTGTGTGAATGACGTTATGGCAACCTATGAGTTCTTCAAGGTTACAACAGGTGATACAGATCATCCATTATACAAAGGCAATAATCAATTGCAGCTAAGACTAGATATACAAGAAGAGTTTGGTATTAACTGTATTAATTATTCTGATAGTAAGATTGGTGATGAGATGATTAAGAAGTATTATTGTGAAGAGGAGAAAATAACATATGCTAATTTACCTCGCACAGGATTCTTCAGAAAGAAAATCGTTGTAAAAAACTGTAGACCTGATTATTTAAAGTTTCAAACTGGTCAGCTTATTGAGTTCAAAAAATATATAGATAAACTTGTATTAGGACTTAATGATGACTTTAAAGAAAGTATAAATTTTTATGGCAACACTTATACGTTTGCTAAAGGTGGCTTACACACAGAGAACAAACCAGAGGTATTTGAAGCTGATGATGAATATGAAATCATTGATTGGGACGTTTCTAGTTATTATCCTGCTATTATTATCAATAATGGTAGGTATCCTCAACATCTTGGTAAAAAGTTTCTTACTGGTTATAAACGTATGTTTGAAAGGCGTCTGGAACTTAAACCACAGGCTAAGAAAGATAAACGCATTGCAGGGATTGTTGGGGCTCTTAAGCTTGCTGTCAATTCTGTATATGGTAAATCTTCTGATATGCAGTCGTGGATCTATGATAGACAACTCACTATGTTTACTACTATTACTGGAGAGCTTAGCTTGCTTATGCTTATTGAAGCGTATGAGTTAGAAGGTATACATGTAATCTCAGCTAATACAGATGGTGTCACAATTAGAATACAAAAGACACATCTTGATAAAATGCATGAGATTAACGCCTGGTGGTCTGATTTGACTAAGTATGAGCTAGAGCGTACAGATTATAGTAAGATTATATTCTCAACAGTCAATGACTATTTAGCTATTAAAACTAATGGAGAAGTTAAAAAGAAGGGTGACTTTCTTACAGATTTTGAATTACATAAAAACAAGTCTGCTAGGGTGGTGCCTATTGCTCTCGAACGTTATTATTGCGATGATATTCCTATTAGTGATACTATTACTAATCATAGTAACATCTTTGATTTTTGTCTTCGACAGAAAGCTAGCAAGGACTTTCATTATGAGGGTAAAGAAGGAAGTAGAGTTACTATGTATAACAAGTTAATTAGATACTATGTCTCTAAAACTGGTGAGAAGCTGTTAAAAGTGAAGAACCCAGAGTGTTTATCCAACGCTGCACCAATATCACAAGTGGAAGCAGGCGAGTGGGTAATGACAGTGTGTAATAAGCTATCTAAGGATCATCCTCTAGATAATATAAATCATTCTTATTACATCGAGAAAGCAGAAAGAATTATTAACAAGATTAGTTATAATGGTAAGAAACGACCAGTTATAATTGCTAATCAATTAAGTTTATTTTAATGGCAGGTACAGAGAAGCAAAGAGAAGAGATCAACAGGAAGTTGGTCTCTATGCAAATGGAAATGATAGGGCTAACCTATGATGACGCAGTGAACACACCAGAGTTCTGGAGAGTGTATACATTGACAACAGCACAAACATTAGAATGGCGTAAGCTAGCTCTACCACTTATTAAGAAGACATTCAAGTGTAATAAGAGAAGAGCAGAGTTAACCATGGGTATGTTTGAGCTTAATTTAGGATTACGTGAATTTAATCCTCCAGAAGAGGAGTTTGATACTACACACATCCACACAACAATACCAGAACCTCATCCTCATGATTTATTTAGTGAAGCACACTTAATAAAAGATCAAGAGCCTACATTCTGGCAGAAGATTAAGAAGTTCTTTGTAGGATATTATAATTAACACTTGATGTTAGTTATATGCATTTGCTACTAAAATTGCCAATTGAATATATTTATATGCGAAAGGGTATAATATTGCACTATTTACAATATTTATGCGTGAAAGGGTATAATTTTATACAAAAGTGTAAAATATTGCACGTTAATTCGACTATTTGTCGAATTGTGTAACATAATTTAACAAGTTTTGTTACAAAAATAGGCGCAATTCGAAAATAATAGGCGCATATTGGTAGTATTACTACCAATTTTAGGAATTATTTAAACTAGCCTCAGAGAAATCTGGGGCTTTTTTGTTTCACAATTTAAATCATAAACAATGGGAGCACAATCATTCATCCTAAGAAAAAGAGCAAAGAGTGCATCAGATGCATTCAGTTTAGCACAAGAAGATGCTATTGAAGAGTATGGTAATGACATCTATAATGGTACCATCAGTACATGTAATTCATTTAGAGACATTACAAAAGAGTTTAGACGTAGTGGCCTTAGTGCTATAGACTTTAGTCATAGTATGGTAAATGATATGAACAAAAGAGACTGTTGTGTCATTTGTGAAGTTGAACCTAAGGTAAATACTAACAAGATCAAGAGTGTTGTAGAAAATGCTGTTGTTAAGGGTACAAGTAAATGGGAGCTTCAATATAATGTGTACACTGGTATGGATGATAGACAGTTGAAATCATTCAAGACTAAGACTGATGCTGTTAAATATGCTCGTGAGTACACTGAAAAGACACAGAATACAACATTTGTACGTATGGAAAAGACTCTTATTAATCAAAACGCTAATGTAGCATGTATCAAATACAAAAGATCAACATCAGAACAAGAAGGACAATATGTCTTCTTTGGTATGGCAGCTTGCTAGTATTCTTTGTGGGATGTGCATCTAATGATGTCACACCCACAACTAAGCCTGTGCACAAGTACAAAAGAGATGATGTTGTGTACGTAAAGCCTGACTCTCTTAGATCGAGAGTATTCTATGTATGGCCAGATAAACTGGCGTATACAGTGATGCATATAGATTCACTCTATAATGCAAAAGTGATGTATAAAGAAGAATCAGAACTATATTAATATGCCAAAGAAAGCAAAACTAACAGAAGACAGATTAGAATGTCTTCATTGTAATGATGTACAAGATGTATCAGTAATAGAAGAGTTGTTTGAACAAACAGGCAACTTTTCTTCTGTTACAATGTATTGTAAAGCATGTAATGGGAAACTAATAGCACGTTTCTCTCCTAGTGGATTTTATTCGTTTAATTGGTTCAAACCAGATTGGAAGAGAAACTATAACGCAAAACATAAAAATAGAAAATAAACATCAAGTTATAAGTTGATTTATTTAAAATAATTTAAAGTTATAAGTTGATTAAACAACAAGACAATGGATAAAGAATTTGTAACATACGAGCAAGCATTAGCCTTAAAGGAATTAGGGTATGATGATATATCATGGTTTGATAATCAAGCATCATTATATGATGTAAATGGAGAACATACCATGTACACTAATTATGGTGTAATGTATTCAGGATTATCAGATGGTTATATTCCTGCACCACTTAAACAACAAGTATTTAGATGGTTTAGGGAGAAGTATGAAGCATATGCAACTATCACAACTGAGACAGGAGAAGGTTTATATCATCACTTTATCATACAGGGAAATGACGCATTTTTTACCTGGAGTAAAATTTACTATACCTACGAAGAAGCAGAGAATGCTTGTATAGATAAACTTATAGAAATAGCTAAACAACAAAAAGATGGTTGAAGATAAATTGTATAGTGCTATAGAAGCTGCTATTATACGTTGGAATCTTGATGGTACTAAAACAGCAGGTGAATTAACAAGAGAGATTATATCAATAATTAAACAACAAGACAATGGCTGATAAAAAAGGATGGTCTATAAAAATAGGCAATAAAAAACTGATGATTATGCATCGTTCATTGCTTATGGATATTCCAGTAATTGTTTTACTAGGAATTAAGCCTCACATTAAAGCTTTTGGTTACTACATTTACATTAAAAACCAAATCTAATGGCAGATATATCAATGTGTAGAGACATGAAATGTCCTATGAAGTTTACGTGCTACAGGCACACAGCACCAGAGAATCAGTTTAGACAATCGTTCTTTTCTGAATCACCTCGTAAAGAGGGAACCTTTTATTGTGATCAATATTGGGACAATGAAGGACGTACATTAGATCCAAAGTTTAGAGAATACGAACGTTATAATGACACAGAATAATGATACATTACGAAGATTACGAGCACGAAGCTCAAAAAGATTTAGTATATTTACAAGAAGATATGCAAGCATTTTATCGATCATTAAATGACCCTGGAAAGGCTCAAATAGAGGTTTTTATGAGCGATAAAATAGAATTAAGTGAGCTACAAGTTTTACAGGAGAAGGCTCGAATTAATGTTTGCATTCCTCAGAGTTTAATTGCTAAAATAGATCATAGAATAATTAGAAATTATGAACGTAAAATTGACGCTCTATCATTTTAAAGAGTTACTCAAGAATGGTTTTACTTTAGACATGGTCTTTCTCCTCAAACTAGTGGAGGAAGGCCATGATCTAAAAGATGCATGTAATGGAGATCCTAAACTGGAGATCCTTGCTCAGGGTATTTATCGTAAAGGATTAATATCAGGAGATAACAAAATCACATTGACAGGTAAGAACGTATTGAAGTTTATCAAGGAGGAAGCTCCTAATGATAAAATCATTAAGAAGAAACCTGCCACTGAAGATTTTCAAAGATGGTGGAAAGCATTTCCAGGTACTGATACGTTCAAGCATAAAGATAAAAGCTTTGCAGGCTCTAGATCTTTACGCAGAGATGTGGAGAACTGTAAGCTTAAGTTTAACGCCATTTTGTCAGAGGGAGAATACACTGCAGATGATTTGATAGCTGCTGTTGAGTTTGACGTTCTTCAAAAGAAGGAGAATTCATACAAATCAGGAGAAAACAAACTTAAGTATATGCAGAATAGCTTGACATATCTGACACAGAGAAGCTTTGAACCATTCATCGAACTTGTAAGACAGGGTATTACAATTGAAGAGAAACCAAAAACAGTAGGAGCAACAGATATATGATATTTCAAGATTTGGCCAAGGCAGTACAGGATGGTATTGATGGTAAGAACAGTGGCATTCCTATGGGGTTTGATAGACTTAACAGATACATTGGTATCAGGAAGTCTATCTATACGCTTGTGGGTGGTTTAACAGGTTCAGGTAAAACTAGCTTCATCGATGATGCCTATGTTCTCAATCCATTCGATTGGTATATATCTAGACAAGGCCAGGCGTCTGGCATTAAGCTCAAGATTATATATAGATCCATGGAGCGTAGTAAGACGTACAAGATGGCTAAGTGGGTGAGTAGAAAGATATTCTTAGATCATGGTACAATCATTCCTGTTAGTAAGCTGTTAGGTTGGCAGAAGGAGAAGATGACACATGATGAACATGATTTGTTTCTAGCACAAAGAGACTATGTTGGTAGCATGTCAGAGATTATTACAATCATTGATGGTCCAGACAATCCAATAGGTATTGCTAAGCAATTGAGAGATCATGCTGAAGAGAATGGTAGAATAGAGGAGGTTGATAAGTATAACAGAGTGTATATTCCTGATGATGAGAACACAGTAACACTAGTTATTATTGATCACATTGGTTTATTGAAACTTACCAAAGACTATAACAACAAGAAAGCAGCTATTGATAAGATGTCTGAAGAGCTTAGATATGCTCGTGATATGTATGGTTACAGTCCAGTAGTTGTTAGTCAGTTCAATCGTGATATTGCTAATCCTATGCGTATTAAGAATGGTGACGTAGAACCACAGCTAGAAGACTTCAAGGATAGTTCATCTACTCAAGACGATGCTGATGTTGTGCTAGCATTGTTTGATCCCATGCGCTATAAAGTGGAAGACCCTAGTGGTTATCAACTAGATAGACTTAAAGATGAATTTGGTGCTAAGTATTATCGTTCACTACGACTAATCAAAAATAGTTATGGTGAGGATGATATTAGAATTGGTCTTGGCTTCTTAGGCCAGGTGGGTATGTTCAAAGAACTACCAAGAGTTAAGAATATGAGTGAGTATGATTATCAATCAGTAGTAAATAAAACATTTTTCTTAGAACCTTAAATAATTAAAACAATGGCAACAATTAACGAAAAACAAGCCCTATTAACTAAGTATGACAATCTTATGTCAATGTATCATAAAGCAATTGCTAAAGATGATGTAGAAGAGATTAATGGTATTGAGTTACAAATGAAAAAGATACGTATTCAGCTAACAGCATTTGGAGACGTAGCTAATCCAACAACTGAAACATTAGATGAGCAACCTTCGTAATCAGAGGCAACAAGAGTTTGCTAAGATATGGCTAGATAAGAAATGGGGCATACTAAATCTATGCCCCAGATTTGGTAAGATCTATACGACAATTAACATACTAGATAAGTATGATCCTGACATATCTGTCTTGATTGCTTATCCAGATGTTAAGATTAAAGACTCGTGGGAAGAAGACTTTAAAGCAAGAGATTACAAGAATCCTAACATTACTTATACAACACATTTGTCTATGCACAAGCATACAACTAATATGTATGATATTGTAATCATTGATGAGATACATTTGTTAAGTGATGCGCAAATTGATGCTGTGTATGACTTGACATTGATTAACCATCAAGTATTGGGACTAACTGGTACTCTATCAACCTCAACAGAGTCTGAGCTTGACATGAGATTGCAGCTTCCTGTGTTAGCACACTATCCTATTGAACAAGCTATTGAAGAAGGCGTTATTGTTGATTATCAAATCACAGTGATAAAGGTACCTTTAGACAATAAGATTGTTCAAACTGTTAAGGGTAAAGCCAGGACAGAGAAGAAACATTTTGATGCGTGTAGTTGGGTGATCGACAATCTTGAGAGTCAAGGCAGAAATACAATGATGCTGCGTCTCAAAAGAATGAGAATCATTCAAGGAAGTATTGCTAAGTTAAGAATGACTAAGGCAATATTAGACAAGTATGCCAGTGAGCGCATTCTTGTGTTTTGTGGTACTACTGATAGTGCAGATAGTTTAGGCATCCCTTCACACCATAGCAAATCGCCTGACAAAGAAGGCTTTAAAAGGTTTGCAGAAGGCGAAGGAAACCATATGGCTGTTGTAAAGATTGGTAATACAGGAGTTACATACAAACCTTTAAACAAAGTGATCTTGAATTACTTTGACAGTAACGCTGAGAATCTAGCTCAAAAGGTGAATAGGTGCATGGCTATGGAATATAATAATCCAGACAAGAAAGCACAGATTTATATCATTTCCACCAATGAAGCAGTAGAGGAAAAGTGGTTAAATAAGTCACTAGAATTTTTTGACAAAGACAAGATTAAAGTTGTCAATGTCCCTGGAATTTAGTAACTTAGAGTAAGTAAATTAACTAAATAAATTAAACATGGCAAGTAAACTGATTGGGATCGTTGGATCCACTGGAACTGGCAAATCGACATCGATTAAGCACCTAAATCCAGAAGAAACCTACATTATCAATGTAGCGAAAAAGGAATTACCCTTTAAAGGTTCTGAAACTCTGTACAATGCAGACAAGAAGAACTACAGAGAAGTTGATGAAGCAGTTGAGATCACTCGATTGTTACAAAACATTTCTCAGAAAGCACCCCACATCAAAAACATCGTGATCGAAGATTCAAACTACATCATGGGTTTTAACATTGTGGCACGAGCAACAGAAGTTGGTTTCACTAAATTTAGCATCATGGCTAGAGATATGGTGGCCCTATTTCAAGAAGCTCGTAAACTACGTGACGATTTGAAAGTATTCTATTTCACACATCCAGAGACTATTGAGGAAGGTGGTGAGATTGTAGGATACAAAATCAAGACAGCAGGCAAGCTGATTGACAATCAAATCTTATTGGAAGGTCTATTAACTATGTGTCTTTATACATTTGTAGAAGAGAACAAGGATGGCTCAGTTACGTATAACTTTGTAACCAATAGGTTTAGAAAGTTCCCTGCCAAGACTCCTGATGGTATGTTTGCAGACATCAAGATTCCTAATAACTTACAATTAGTTGCAGACACAGTAGATGAGTATTATAAATAAACTAAATAAAAAACTAGAAACATGGCAATTGGTGGATCAAAAAGAGAAATCCCACAAGGTGGAGATTTTGTAAAGAAGGTTGGTATATTTGAAGCGAAAGTAATCGCTATCAATCCAACTGTAGAGGAGTACAAAGAAATCTTAGGGATTGATTTGAAAGAGGACAGTAAGGCAACTAATTATTATGATGATGTTGCAAAGAAGTTACGCGTTAACGTATGGTTACAAGATGTAAACAGTGACTTTAAAACTAATGCTACGTTTTGGTTAGAGCATGGTGAGAAAGTTAACAAGGATGGCACCAAGAAACAATACATCAATAACATTGGTGTGTGTAGCTGGGCTAGTAGTCAAGAAACTCTTCCTAGTTGGTTTGTTAAGCGTGATCTTCGTGTAGCACATATAGGTGAGGAAGAATTTTTAGGATTTGTACGTATATGGTTAGGTGGTCTTGACTTTTCTGATCCAGATACTGAGATATTCTTGAATTGGGATAAGGTTATGAAAAATAATCTATCTGATTTAAAGGATCAAATCGATGGTGAGTTTACACAGACTGTTGGTGCACTAGCTACAGTTAAGACAAGTGATAAGGGAGAAGGTCCTAAGTCTTACCAGAACATCTTTGTTAAATCATTCTTCCCAGGCTATTCTATTAGAAGCATGCGTATGATTGATTACAACAATCCAGATGTAGTTCGTGGATTAGCATTCAGAAAGTCTTCTGAGTTAAAGATGCACGAGCGTTTCGTTGTTAATGTAACAGGTGAGTATGGATGTAAAGATTTCTATACATTCAAAGAGTTACATGACTATGATCCAGAAGCAAACCTAGTTGAATCAGACAAGGTTATTGCAACTGATGATGCAGATTTTTAGAATTTGTTTTCCATAATTTTTGTTAGCAAAGCCCAGTCTATATTAGATTGGGCTTTCTTTATCTAAACTAAATAAATCACATGGGAATAACAGGAAGGTTGAAGCCTTCTTTCCTTACGCCAGAAAAGATACTCGACAAGATAACAGAGTATGACATATTTAAATATTATATGCCCAATACTGATTGGGAGCCAAATGTTGTGACGTTTTCTCCATTTAGAAACGAGCGTAATCCATCATTCATGATTGGAAATAAGCAGGGAAGGTTAACGTTTATTGATTTTGCAGATACTAGTAAGAGAGGTTCTTGTTTTGATTTTGTTAGAATGGTTTTCAATCTTAGAGATTTGAAAGAAGTTCTAGCACTTATTGATAGAGACTTTGGACTAGGATTCTCCAAAGAAACCAATACAGAACAATACAAACGTATTGTCGCACAATACATCCAACCAGTACGTGCTGTCAAAGCATACTCCAACATCCAAGTGATTGTTAAACCATTCACAAATGATGAATTGGCTTATTGGAATCAGTATCATCAAAGTCTTGATGACCTGAAAGCAAATAATGTTTATAGTATATCTAAGGTTTATCTAAACAAACAACTATTCCCAGCTCCTCTTAGTGAGTTGAGGTTTGGCTATTTGTATGATGATAAATGGAAGATATATCGTCCACACGCTAAGGATAAGAAGAGTAAGTGGGTACCAAACAATGTACCCATCACTGCTATGGATGGTAAAGATGACATCAAACATTGCGATGTAGCATTTATCAACAAATCAAAGAAAGATTATATGGTTATGAAGAAACTTTTTCCATGCAGCTGTGCTGTACAGAACGAAGGATTGGGTTGTTTCTCTCCTGAAAACGTTGAATATATCAAAAGTAACTCTGCTAGTCAGATTCTTAGTTTTGATAGCGATGTAGCAGGTGTAGAGAATTCACAACAAATCACCAAGATCTTTGACTTTGATTATTGTAATGTACCCAGAAAGTATTTATCTGAGGGCATTAAGGATTGGGCTGATCTAGCAAGAGCCCATGGTATGCAAGCAATAGAAGATTATTTAAAACAGAAAGAACTAATATGATAACGCCAAAAGAAAAGGCAGACATGCTTTATTTCAAATTTTTTGATAGTTGTGGAAGTCTTATAGAAGAAGACTCTGTACATGATTATGCTATTCAAACTGCTTCTATAGTAATTGATGAAGTGTTGATGCAGTATGAGCAAATGTCTGATGAAGCATCTATGATATTTATAGAAGGTATATTAGTTAATCCAGTAACGATGATTAACTATTGGCAAAATGTTCAACGAGAATTAATATTACCAACAGAAAAATGAACGTAGAAGAATTAGCAGTAGCTGTAGAAGATCTTGTATACGAGATACAACAAGAGACAGAATGGTTAGAGACTACAGAAGGAGACTCTATTGAATGCATAGGTATTGAAAACCTAGAAGGAATACTAAGCAAATTTTTTGGATTTAAACTTAGAATATCACAATCATGAAAAGAACAGATTACACAAGCTTGAAGCACTTAGTAACAGATGTACCAGTGCCAGCACAAACTAGAACTTACAAACCAGTAAGTAATGCACAATTGATTGATATTACATTAGAATCAATTGACAAAGCAGGATTTAATCTTGCTCAAGAGGCGTACACCTTATCAGGTGATGGTCAGATTGCAACAGGTAAATTTGCATTGAGTAATATACAAGATAGCGAGATGCAGATCCAGGTAGCTTGGCAGAACAGTTACAATCGTATGGTAAGCTTAAAGTTTGCTATTGGTGTACGAGTGTTTGTTTGTCAGAATGGTTGTGTGTCTGGTGACATGGGTACATTCAAGAAGAAGCATCAAGGCACAGTGCAAGAGTTTACACCAACAGCTATCTCTGAGTACATCAAGAGTGCAGGAGATGCGTTTCGTGAGATGCAGATTCAACGTGAGATGATGAAGCAGGTAGAGATTACTAAGCGTCAGCAAGGTGAGCTACTAGGACGTATGGTGTATGAATCAGATATCATTAGCACTATGCAGCTTAACATTATTCGTAAGGAGCTAATTAAACCTTCTTATGACTATGGTGTAGAGAATACATTGTGGGATTTGTATCAGCACACTACGCATTCAATGAAAGAAGTACATCCAGGTTCTTGGATGAGTGACCACATGAGTGCTCATGATTTCTTTGTAAACGCACAAGGTGAATTAATGTCTAGCAATAGACCAGCTATCATTAGTGTACCACAATTAGATTATCAACAATTAGAACTATCGTTATAATGAATTGGCAAAAATTCGAACATTTATTTGATGAGAGTTGGCATTATAAAATTAGGCCATTTATTGAAAGTGAAGCTTGTGACAAGATTTACGAACAATTGAAGGCTGACAGTAAGAGGGGCAAGTTAATTGCTCCTCTTTCTGAAAACGTGTGGAGATGTTTTAGAGAAACACGTTTTCAAGATGTCAAGGTTATTCTCATAGGTATGTGCCCATATCACACAATGGTAAGTGGTACACCTGTTGCTGATGGATTGATGATGAGCTGCTCTGTAACAGGTACGTTACAGCCAAGCTTGTTTCAATTATATCAAGGCATAGAAAAAGAGTTGTATGGTGGTTTTGCTTTCGATAGAGATAGAAACCCAGATCTAACATTCCTGGCTAAGCAAGGTGTGTTATTATGTAATGCTGCACTCACTACAGAAGTTAATAAAGCAGGCTCTCATATTCAAATATGGGAACCATTTATGAAATATCTACTAGAAGAGATGTTTGCATTTACAGGTATACCAATTGTATTCTTTGGTAAAGAAGCAAGTAAGCTTAAAAAGTATGTGTCACCATTCACATTTCATTTTGAATTGGCCCATCCAGCTGCAGCTTCTTACAGGAATAGTGAATGGGATACAGAAGGAGTATTCACAAAAATTAACACGCTAATCAAAGAGACCAATGGGTATAAGATTGATTGGCTACAAAAAGCAGACATATGAAAAATTACGAACCAGGAGAATTAATCATTGTAGGTGGAAACTATGGAAATGAAATAGGTTTCTATCGTGGGCTAGGTCATAATACTATCCAGTATTATATACCAAGAGCCATTACACACTGTGTACCAAAAGGTCAAAAACCTTGGACATCTTACGTTGGTGGTCAGTACAAGAATTCTAGAGTGGCTAGATACCATCCAGACCTTGTAACAGATCCAAAAGAAAGAGAAGAATTAGAATTAGCACTAGAAATTATCAGAGAGAACAACGTACTACCAATTAAATACTAGAAACATGATCTTAGAAAAACAAACACAATCTTTAATACATGAAGTAAATGGTACACAGTCTACCATTGGTATGTCTTTGGACCTTGACTCAGCTCAGGTCTTGATGCAAATGTTGAGTAAGAATCTTTACTCAGATGCAATTGGTTCTACGATACGAGAGTGTGCTAGTAATGCACTAGACTCTCATCGTAGAGCAGGTGTTGATGCACCAATTATTGTTAAACTATCCAAGAATAACAATAATAGTTATGAATTCTCTGTTGAGGATTTTGGTACAGGCTTAGATGCTGATGATGTAGAAAACATTATCAGTAAGTATGGTAAGAGTACAAAGCGTAATAGCACTACAGAATTAGGTATGATGGGTCTTGGTTTCAAGGCTCCATTAGCCTATGCGTCTAGCTTCTACTTTACAACACGTAAGAATGGTGTAGAGCGTAAGTATATGATGTACGAAGGAGAAGAGGTTAACTCTATCGACTTGTTACATGAAACACTTACGCCACACAGTAATGGTGTTAAGGTTACTATTCCTGTTAAGTGGTCAGATAATTATGATTTCAAGACTAAGATTAAAGAGCAGCTAGCATATTTTGAGAGCGTGTACTTTGATGTTGAAGGGATGGATAACCAGTTTAGTATCTTTAGAAGTGAGCACTATCAGAAGTCTGAACTATGTCCAGATCATGATCTACACGTATGTCTTGATAATGTCTACTATCCATTAGATTTTGACAAGCTTGGTATCAAGCGTATCGATGTACGTCTTGGTCTTAAGTTTAGTCTTACAGATGGTATCTTCCCAACTCCTAACAGAGAGGCATTACGATACACCCAAGAAGCTAAGCAGATCATTCTTGCTAAGATTGCAACTGTAGCTAATGATTTCATGACTAAATACAATGATACTATTGTAGATACTGATGATGTACGTACAGCTATTGAGTATTTTAGTTCAAATGCTAGATATATCAAGAACCACAATGGTGATGATATGGAAGTTACTGAAATCCTGAAGCATGCTACTATTCCAATGCGTAAACCAACGTTGATAGGATGTACGTATTTTACAGCAGAAAGTCTTTTCAAAGTTAAAGACTATATGATGCGTGAGTATGAAGCAAAGTATGAACTTAGTAGTTACAGAAGTAGACTATCTGAAACCAGAGGTAGTTGGGATAAGGAAGTTAATCTTAGTAGAAATAGACAAACTGCTCAACTTGTTATATTCACTGGTGTATTTGGTGATCGTAAACGTCGTTACATCAAAGAGATATGGAAAGGTAAATCTGTAAAGTTTGTTAAGAAGGTTAAGGATTTCACACTATTCTCTAAAGATAAGACGTGGACTAGACACACTCATGGTACAGGTACCCCAGATATGTCTTCCTACTTTGATCTATTGAAGTTGTACAACTATCCTAAGACACAGTGGCGAGCTATCATTACAGAATTCAAATCTTGCGTTGCTAAGATAGTTGAAGAGTTTGCTGATCTTGATGCTATTGAAATACCAGAAACATGGATAGCTGCTGACAAAGCTAAGAACTACAAGCCTAAGCCTAAAGCTTCTAAGGATGGTGGCGTAAAAGAGAAAGGTGATGTCAATTGTAAGATAGCTGAGACTCCTGAACGTTATACAGGATCCAATGCTAAGTTCACTCCCATCATATTAAGTGGTAAGACTCTTCACACAAGAAAGAGTTTGACTGTTTATGGTAAGGAGTCTGATCGTCTGGTGCTAGATTATCTATTTGGTATGTTCAAGAATCATGTTCACTTAGTGATTATGTCTGACAGAGAGATTAAAGTGTTGGAGATGTACAATCTTCATAACTTTATGAGCGTAGAAACATTCTTGAAAGGTGATAACAAACCATTCAGGCGTATTGCTACAGCAAGACTTATCAAGAAGATGATGAGTGTTTATGATGCTACATTTAGTGCTAAACCAGGAATGCGTGATGTTCTACCTGATCTTATGTATGATGTAGATAGACTAGTAAAGTTTAAGAAGATTTATTATCATGATTATGTTGTATCACATAAATGTGAGGCATTTGATATTGATAAGTTTGCCTCAGACAATAACAAGTATGATGTAG